ATCCAGTCGCCGGTGGCGAGCTTCCACGCCGCATTGCGGGCCGCGCCGAAACTGTCAACGTGCGGCCATTCGGGATGTTTGGCGTTGAGGTATTCGCCGGTTATGCACCCGCGAGATTTCGCAATGTCGAGCGTTTCGTCTGCCGCCTGACTGCCAACAGCGCGGACAATAATAACCTCATCAAAATGAGGCTGGAAGTGATCCAAAAAGCGGGGAAGAAGATCCTCGCAATTACCTGCGATGCAGGCAAGAGAGATTTTCATTTGGGATTTGCATTTTTTATTTTGCAAGGAAGGCCGGGAGCTTTTCCACTCCCGGCCCACACCATGCTTATGAACACCAACAGATCAGTCCAGGCGCTGGATGAGTCCTGCGCCGAGGCTCAGGCCGACCGCAGAGCCGAACACGCACTCCATAGTGCCGTAGAGCTTGCCGGTGGCTGGCTCGAAGTATTCGCGATACCCCATCGACAGGCCGGACTGGTCGTCGGTGGCGATTTGGAACATTGAATAAGCCTCTGGCCGCTGCGGCTGGAGAGCGCGGACAGCGATGGCGAGCGCGTCCGGGTGGACTACCGCGCCGACCAGGCTGATCGCGTTCGCTGGGAAGATGTTTGACTCATAAACATCCATTCCAAGGAGGCGAGGGATGCGAGCGTCACGGATGCCCTCGCTGCCGCCGAACTGGAACGCCTGGCTGATGTTCGCATCGTCCAAGAGCGTCTGATGGACGGTCGGGTTGACGATTAGCGCCAGCGTGTCAGTCGGAACATTCCGCCCAACCATCGCCGTGCGGGCCGCGTTGATCTTGGTGCGTCCGATGGAAGCCACCGAAGCGGAGGCAACACCGAGCCCGAAATTCACGGTTGTGAATCCGGCCCAGATTGTCTCCATGACGTGCCGGCCGAGCGCCTTGCCCATCTGGCGGTAGAAGTTCGACATGACAGCCGGTCCCTGATTCGCGGCTTGGATGTCCGTAATGTCCACGGTCACGTATTTATGCTGATCGAGCGTGACGGTGATCGAGTTGATTGTTCCGCCGCCAGCCTCGTAAGGCCGGGAGCTGTTGTTCGTATAGGCGAACGTGGTGGCCGTCAGCGCATCAACGCGCGGGACGATAATCGAGTTTCCCTTTTGCGCCGTGACGCCGCTGTAAGAGCGGGAGAAAGCATTTGCTGGTGTCAGCGCTGCCACGAAGGCGTTAAGACCTTCCTGGATGAAGATCGACTGAGTGTAGTTTACGGTTGCCATAGGTTTGTTGTTAGGAGGTTGTCAAATGAGTTTCTTGAGCGCGGCGGCGTTCTGACGGTAAAAGGCTGTGCGATCGGCGGGATCGGTGATCGCGTTGAACTGCTCCAACAGCGAAGGCGCGGCGTCATTGTGCGCGCCGATTGGCGGCACGACTGCGGCTGCGGAAAGCCCGAAAGATTTCTCCAGTCGGGCGAGGGTTTCCTCGGTCGCGGCCAGCGAGGTTTTCAGGACGGCATTGAGAGCTTCAGCGGCGGCGAGCTTGGCGTTCAGGTCCACGATCTTTGCGCTGATCGCGTCGGCGCGTGCGCTCGGCTCAACGACTGGCTCGGGCTCTATGACTGGCGCTGGCGCTTCCTGTTCGGGAGCTGGAGAAGGTTCCGGCGCTGGTTCGACGGCTGGCTCCTCAACAACGGGAGCGGGTTCGGTGACGGTGGGTTCCTCGACAACCGGAGTCTCCACAACGGGAGTCTCGGGAGCTTCGGCTTCGGCTTTGGGTTTCTTGGCCATATTGGAGATCAGAGTGTCAAACTTTTGGCGCATGGCTTCCGGCGACAGGCTCGCCATTGCCGGTGTGTTGTCTGTGATGCCGTCTGCGAATCCGAAGGCGACCGCCTCGGTGGCGTCCATCCATGTCTCGTCAGCCAACATCTTTTCGAGCGCGTCGAACTCCATGCCGGTTTTCTTGGCGTAGATGTTCAGCAGCCCTTTCTCGAATTTCTCCAGCAGCGAGGCGTCTTTGCGGAGCGTCTCGGCATCGCCCATGCTGACGGTTGACGCGCGATGCACCATCATCATACTGCCCTCGGCCATGAAGCATTTGTCTGCCGCGCAGGCGATGACCGATGCCATAGAAGCGGCGAGTCCTTCAACCCATGCCGTAAATCCAGCAGTGTGGCGACTCAGTGCGGAGATGATCGCTTGCCCGTCGATAATCGAGCCGCCGGGGGAATTGATTCGGAGGTTGAGATGTTTCCCCTCAAGGTCTTTGAGGCCTTTGATAAATTCCTTGGCCGAAATACCCCACCCGCCAATCTCGTCATAGATTTCAACGTCTGCGGAGTCAGCGGTTTTGTTAGTGATGGCATACCAAGATTTCTTTGCGCTCATGCCTTTCGGCATGTGTCAAAGGTCAGTCCGTAGGCGGTTCGCCTTTCTTAATCGGAGGGTCTGGCGGTTCGACGGCTTCCGGCGCGGAAGGAGCGGACCCTGGCGCGGGAGGGAACACTTCCTCGTATTCCAGTTCTACCCCTTCCTCGGCTGCGATCTCCTCAACGCGCTTCTTGCGCTTGGCCATGCCGCGAATGATGTCATCGGTTTGCTCGTCCACGTCCTGCCCGAGCGCGTTGAAATAAGCCCGAGGCGAGAGCAATCCGGCGCGGACCAACTCCAGCAGCGCGCGGGAGTCGCGACCGAAATCAACGGAAACCTTTTGCGGCGGGACGAATGAGACTCTAAACCAATCCTCGCCGGGGTAGGGAAGGAGCCCGGTCTTGATGAAATGCCAAACGGAATAACGCCAGAACCGCTGGCAGAATTGCTGCTCGATGATGAGCCGGACTGAACCAAAGAACACGTCGGCATCCTGCAAGGCCGCGCGGCTGGCTGTTCCGCCGAGTCCGGTCATGCTCCAAATTATTTCGGGGGATACCCCTACCGAATAAGCGATCTCGCGAATCAGAAACTCAACGTAGGTTCCGAGGTTGACGTTCGGACGGTCAAACGTATGTGCCGAAACTTTCTCCCCCGGCTTTGTCTGGATCGTTCCGACTCCCTGCCAAACTTTATCGAGCTTGGTTGTGGTTCCATCGCCGTTGTCCACTCTGCGGATGTTTCCACCAAGCCCAATGTTTCCGGCCTCTGGCGTCTCGACAATGAGGCCGATTTTCGTGTTGAGCTTCGCGCTGGCCAGTTCGTTGTCGAGAGCCTCGCGGATGTCTTGCAGCCGGGACACGGCGGACGCCAGCCATGACATTCCGCGCAGGTAGCCGAGCCGGTGGAGCCTGCGAATGTGGATGATGTCCTCTGCCGGAACGTCGGAAAAAATCTTTGTGTTCTCTGGGTCCGGCATTACCCGATATGAGATCGGACGGTTTTCAGCGTTGACGCGCACGCCGTCGAAAATATCCTTTTCGCTCTTGTTCGCGTCGCCGACATGCTCGCCGCCAAAAAACCGCATCATCGGGCTGCCTGCCTCGCTCTTGGTGAGCTGCGCGAACACGTCGCCGTCAACCATCATGGATTCCACAAGTGCGGTCTGCGCGGAGTAGAAATCAAGTTGGCCGGCGCGGTCGAATGCCCACGGCACATTGGCATATCGGTCCTCGAAAAGCTGTTCGGCGGCTTTGTTGAAAGCGGAGTCCGCTGATTGCGCCTGCGGCACCAATCCGTTGCCTACCGCAAAGCGGGCGACGCCGCGCACGATGCGCGATGCCGGTCCGCTGTTGTTGACGCACCAGCGGGCGTCTCGCATGATTTTCATGCGATCCCATGACGACGCTTCCTTTTTCGCGTCAATGCTGGCCATGTAGATCGCCGGACGGTCGAGGCTGTATTGACTGCCTTCAAAGCTGGCGTTCTGCGGTTCCGACTTCCTCGGCCTCCCTGCCCCTGGTCTGCGCCCGCCCCGGCTCATACTGTCGCCTCCGCTGTGCAGGACATATCGGCGCGGACAAATAGCGCGCGGCCTCCGGTGGTCGGACCCTCGCCAAGATCAACAAGGATTTCTTCGCAGATACGGCCAATATCAATCGCGCTGGCCAGCAGTTGACCTGAAGCGTTGCCTCCCTCGAATCCGTTGGAGGTGATCGCAACCTGATCCTCGCCGTTGAGAACAGCCTGATGCGCCTTGAGTGAAAGCGCCTTGAGTTCTGCCACGGAAAGCGTTCGGCGCAGATAGAGCCGGACGCCGGAAAGGTCGGGTGATGCCATGCACCCGCCGCGTTGTCAAAGAATCAAAGAATCAAACGGCTAGGCAACAAGTCGCTTCTGCTGTCGCTCAAGCGTGAGTCCCGACCCGATGAATGGAATGTTCGGCTGTTCTCCGCGAATTGCCGCGTATTCCAGTTCGATTTTCAGCGATCCGAGAATCTTTCCGGCGGTGTTGCTGAGTTCTTTGACTTGGTTGTGCCGCTTTGGATCTGCCTTGAGCATGGCGTATGCTTCCAGAAGGTCTTCGCGGAGTTCTTTGACGTTGGTTGGTGTCTTCATTTGGTTTCGATTTGGTTTGGCTTAGTTCTCTTTTCAGAAGCATGTGCGCTCTTGCCAGTGAGATCAGGTCTTTTGGAAGTTTTTTAGCGGCTATCTGAAAGAACACTTTTGCTACATATGAATCCGTCAGATTGCCTTTATTCCTTTTCCAATATCTCTTTGAGGCGTCTGTGTTTTTTTTGAAAAACTGTCTTGTTCTACACTTCGACTTCTCCCTGTTTCTTTGATAATAACCGCTCTGATACGCGCGTATTCGCTCCTTGTTTCTCAGGTAATACGCTGCATGCCATTCAGCGGAGGCCACCTCACGCCCCCAGCTCCCGAGCCAGTTTCACAATCGGATCAACCTGCCGCAAGAAGGTAAGGCGCTCGACATCGGACCATGACGCAACGGGCCGGTGGTCGAGAGTCTTGACGAACCGCTCCGCAAAGCGGCTGATCTCGGTCAGCCAGTTCATACCGGTCGGGTCGCGGTCGGTAGTTGGCCGGTCGGGTTTGGCCTCGCCCTCGGCGAAAAAAAGCAGGAGTTGAGCGCCACTGAATGTTTCAATGCCCCGTTCGCGAATACGCTTCGCGCCGGTGATGAACCGCGCCGCGATCTCAGCGCCGATCTCAGGACAGTTGGCCGTGAGCCATTCCGTGAAGTGGCTTTTTGCTTCGCTCTTGGCTTCGGTCAGCAGCTCGCCGCAGCGGACGGCGGACTCAACCGCATTCCTCGCGTGCGCCTTGGCGTCCCCGGCTTGCTGGTTGGCCTCGGTGAATGCCTCGTTGATTTCTTCTGCGAGTGTTGTGCTTAGTTCGATTTGCATAATACGGTATTTCTCCTGCGGTCGTGATAGACGGTTCGTGTCTCCTGCGATTTCTGCCCGAGAAGCTCGGGAAGGTGGTTGCTGCGTTGAAATTTCAAACTTGCGTGCGATCCGGCGGCGCGGGTCTTGCCGAACGAATCGCAGATTTCGGCCATTGATTTTCCGGCATAGGTCGGGTGGCCGAAGTAGTGCGAGACAACGGCCAGCCTGAATAAAATATCATTCGGTCCCCGGCCTTCAATGACGTAATTCAAAGTGCCAAGAATGACCGGCAACAGTTTGTGCGCGGCCTCGACATACGCCTCGTGTTCGCATCGTTCTGCCGCCCGCTCTGGCGTCTCGTCCTCGTGAAGATCCTCGTAAATTTCATCCCGCAAGTCGCCGCCAATGGCGTCGTCTGCTGGGTCGTGACAGAGTGTGTTTTGACTCACGGAGCGGCATCGTGGTTTGAATTGTTTGATTTGTCAAGCGTTTTTCAAGCGTGAAAATAATTCAAAATAATTCTTGCAATAGCGAAACGGTTTGCTATTTTGCACCCATGAAAGAGAACAACACACCAACGGGCGCGGGGGAAACCGCCGCGCAGAACATGCTCCGCAGATTCAACCGGGCCGCGAAAAAGGCGGGTGCGGTAAAAATCCAAAAAAGCACACACGGCTGCGGGAAGCGGTCTGCGCAGGGATTTGATTCGGCTGGAAAACTGGTGATCGACTGGAACCTGTAAAAGAAAACCACAAAAACACAATATGAAAAATACAGCGCTCAAACAACTCCGCAGCCTCAGCATTGAATCCCGCCGCCTGTTCGCGGAAATCCTCGTCGAGGAAATGGTCAACACGGCAGACGTTGAAAACCGCGACGGATACCAGGAACTCGTTGACGAGGATCTGGTCAACTCGTGGACCGATGACGCTGGCAGCAGATACACCAATATCGGAAGGCAACCGTGAAAACCCCCGCCGCCCGCTGCCATAAACTCCACGCCGAAAACGAGGCCACGCTCAACGCCATCCGGGCCGCAGCCTCGGCCCTCGGGAAACTCGGAGGCCGCAAAACCTCCGAGGCCAAAACCGCCTCCTGCCGCGCGAACGCCAAGCGCCCACGACCGAGGAAAAAGAAAAAGGTTTAGGCGTTTTTCAAAACGTGCCATGCGATGTGGCACAGCTTCACTGCATCGGCGTAGTGATCCTGTGCCACTTTTTTCCATACGAACTCGGACCCGCTCGCCGTCTTGCGCGGCACAAGCATCTGGCCGGACAGTCCACGGATGAAATCGTCTCCGCTGTCTTTCGGAATCTGGATCGCTGGCCGCTGCCGCTTCATCCGATCAATGAAAAGCTCGGTCTTAATCGCGTGGTCCGTGAAATTGTAAAGAACCACGCCGGGGAAATCGTCCAGCGCGGTCTTGCTGATCTTGCTCCCGAACGTGGCCGAGCTTCCTTTTGCCGGATGGAAAAAGTTCCCGCTCGTCTGACACGCCGCATAAACTCGGAACGTCGCAAAGCCCGAGTCTATGAGTCCGCAGGATGGCGCCACGATCTCGCCCGTAGGTGTCCGATATTCGCGGACAACTGGGACGGCCAGAATATCCTCAACACTGAGAACCGTCCCGTAGTCCAATACAAAGCTCGCCCCATCGGAATCAAAGGCCACTGTGGCCCAATGTGACGCATCCTGGCCCACGTCTGCGCCGGTCACAACGAACGCGGGCTCAATCGGACACGTCCCGCGCATGTATCCCCCGCGAAGCGCGAGAATCGTTGACTCGCCGATGCTGGTCTCAACCTGCTCCCACGGCATCGCCATTGTCGAGTTGGTGAAGTCCTGCAGCCCGTTCAGCGTCTCTTTGTCCCGCAGGAACTTCACGGCCAGCGCCCCGAACGTGCAGGATCGCCACGGAGCGTAGAGGCTGTTCAAGTGGAAGCTGCGGAATCCCCGCTGCGCCGCCGGGTTGGTGGCCATCCATTCCCCAAGCGGCAGCATCTCCATCTTTTGCCCGTCGTTGATTGGTTGCTGGCATCGCTGGCAGACGTAGTGAGCGGATGATTCCACCTCGGCCATGTTCCACTTGCCGCTTGCGTCTTTGCCTTCCCATTTCACCTGTTCCCAAAGGAGTTCAATCCGCTCGCCGCAATGCGGGCATGCGAGCATGTATTTCTCCATGCTGCCTTTCTGGTATTCCTGCCAGATCGGGCCGTCTGGCGTGGTTGGAGTGCTGGTCTTGACGCGCAAGGCGCCGCTGAATGCCTTCGTGCGGTTCTCCGCGAGGAAAAGAGCGGACGTTTCCCGGTCTGTCTCCTGAGCAAACTTGTCGGTTTCGTCCAAAAGCAGCAACCCGGCCGGCCGAGAGGCGAGGTTCGCAGGTGAGTTGCTTCCGACGAATACCATTGAGCACCGGGAGAAATGCTGTTCGAGTCGCTTCCACTTGTGCCGGTCGCGCGGCATGAGCGCGGCTATGGTCGGTGAGTCTTCGCAGAGTGGCATCCAGCGAGTTTCGGAAAAGCTCCCGGCCAGGTTCTCGGTCGGCATCACCCACACGGCAGGCTGCGGCTTGTTCGCGATCCGCCACGCGGCACCGGCTTGGATCATGGTCGTTTTCCCGGTCTGGGTTCCAAAGACCGCCACGATGTCGGTCGTGTCCACGTCTCCGAAACATTCCAGCGGCTCGCGGAGGTAAGGAGTCATGCGCGTGGAGAACGCCCCAGGCATCTGGGTTTGCCGCTCGGAAAGCACAAGCTCATCCTCCGTCCACTCGACCACGCTCCGCCGGTCAATCGGCGCGTAAATGCTGCGGATGTGATCGCGGAGCTTCTCGGCGGCGGGGGTCATAGCCTCTTAGGCTCTTTGCCGGTTGCGTCTGCCCAGCGTTGGATTGCGACTGCGACGTAGCCGGGAGAGATTTCGATTGCCCGACACTTCCGCCCGAGTTGCTCGCAGGCGAGAATCGTTGTTCCGCTTCCGCTGAATGGCTCGTAAACGATTTTAGCAGCGTGATTTTTTATTATCCTTGAACACAACTCTACCGGTTTTGATGTTGGATGAAGCCTGGTCTCTCCCGATGCTCCTTGTTGCCTTTTAAAGTCTAGAACAGTCGGCTCATTATTTGGCCCAATCCAGCTTCTATTCTTTCCTTTCCACCCATAAAATACCGGTTCGTGCTGTGGTTTATAATCCCACCGAGCGATAATTAGACTCAACTTGTTCCAGACCAAGTCGACTTGAAAATGCCACTTGTCCCAAGGCCATGCGCTCCAAAAGTGCCGGCCTTCCGCACCGGATGGGTGCCAGATATAAATAGCCGCTCCCTCCGATAAAGCCGAATCAG